TCTCCAGTGACACCAGCATCATGGCAGTCATCAGCCGGGCTGCTGCCGATCCATCTTGCGACATCGACAAAATGGAACGACTTCTGCAAATGCACGAACGCATGCAGGCAAAAGATGCCGAGCAGGCTTTCAACGCCGCGATGGCGCAGATGCAGTGCGAGATACCCACCGTAGTAGAAGGCGCGGTGAACCTACATACCGGCAACACCTACGCCACCCTGGACGACATCAACGTGACGTTAAAGCCGATCATGCAGCGGCATGGCTTCGCTATTACGTTCAAGGTTGACCGGGAAGCTACTGGGGTGAACGTCAAGGGCATCCTCATGCACAGCGCCGGGCACCGGGAAGACACCACGATGTTTTTGCCGATCGACGCCGGCAAGGGCCGGAACGACGTGCAAGCCGTTGGGTCATCCGTTACTTACGGGAAGCGCTACGTGATGTGTGCCTTGCTCAACATTACGACCGGCGAAGCGCGGGACGATGACGGCCAATCGGCTGACGGCTCTGATACCGACGACATGCGGGCCCAAGTGGTCGCAGACATTCTGGAGCGAGTCGAACAGACGAAAACTCCCGATGAACTGAAGGACGTCTGGCAAGCCAGCCTGAAGGTCTTGCAGGCATCTGGCGATACGCATGGTTACGGAACGGTGAAGACTGCCGTCACTGCACGCAAAGCGATTTTGGAGAAAACCGAATGATCCAGATCAATTGCACGCAGGGGTCAGACGTCTGGCTCCAGGAGCGCGCCGGTTGTATTACAGCCAGCATGTTCACAACTGCCCGGTCGAAGGTGAATGGGCTCACCACGCAACAACGCACCTATGTCGATGCCATGCTGGCCGGCCACGGCGAGGCAAAAGCCCGCGAGCTCGCCGGCTACAAGGCTGGACCAAAGGCTGAAGTCGTACAGCGTGCCCTCGATGGCGAAACCGTCGGTGAGCCCTCCTCGGCTGCTCTTGATTACGCCTTCCAACTGGCAGTTGAGCGCATCGGCGGCAAGCCGCTGGACAACGGATTCGAGACCTGGCAGATGCGCCGCGGCCATGAGCTTGAGCCAGAAGCCCGCATGGAACATGAAATCCAAACCGGCCTGATCGTCACGCAGGTCGGGTTGGTCAAGACCGACGACGGCGCCTTCGGGGCCAGTGCTGACGGCTTTATTGGTGAGGACGGCGGCTCTGAGTACAAATGTTTCCTTGCCCCGGAAAAGTTGCGCTCCTTCCACATCGACAACGATGCCAGCGGGATCATCGACCAAGTGCAGGGATGTATGTGGATCACTGGTCGGAAGTGGTGGCACATAGGTATGTACTGCCCCCTTCTCAAACCAGTCGGCCGCCAGCTCTGGCTGCAGGAGTTCAAGCGCGACGACGACTACATCGAAAAGCTCGAGGAAGACCTGTGGCAATTCAAGCTGCTGGTCGACGGGTATGAGGTGAAACTGCGGAGTAAGGCAGCATGAGCGCATACATCAGCAACGATCTGAACATGGTCAGGGAGCTCGACCCTCAGCGTCACGAACTGGCCCTGCTTCAGGAGGCCTATCTCGGAAAAGGAGGGACTATTGAGGTGTTGGAGGGGCCAAGCTTCAGGCCTCTCCCAGCACGCAATGAACCACCGCCGCGTAAGAAAATGCCCAAGCCCGTACCGAAAGCAGAAACAACCGTCTGGCTCGACAAGATGGCTCAACGCGATATCGAACGTGAGGAGCGAATGGCTCAGCGCGCCAAGGATAAAGCCGATCTGATCGAACTCATCAGGAATCTAGCGGTAAATATGACTCAGGCCGAAGCCATGGCACACACCGGAATGGACCGGCGCAAACTTCACTCAATCGCCAAGCAAAATGGCTTCACCTTCAAAAAATCCAGTTATGTCCCCACCTCAAACCTACGCCCTTGGGTGCCAGACGAAGCCAGGGATGCGAAGAATGCCGAAAGGATCAAGGCGTTCAAGGAGCTCGGCCTGACTCGCAATCAAGCCACCGAAAATCTCGGAGTCAACTATCGGGCATTCAGTCGACTACTCGAAAAGTTTGATATTGACTACCCAAAAACCGGTCGCGGCGGCCCACGCCCGGCTTTCTTTCCAAACGCACCGAAGCAGTTGGGGTGAACATGGCAGCGGATATTTCGTACTGAGTGCCTGGCGGAGCCGAAACGTGACCCATACGACGGATTTATTACGACAGATTAATCATCTGGTTCATACGATGGCTTATATTACCCGCAACAGTTTTTCCGCCTCATCGATTATGCTCTTAATTTTATAGGCTCGTATCCCATCCGATATACAAAGCGAAAGTAGAAAAACTGTAAAGGCGCTCAACCCAAGAATGACCGCTTGTCCATTCGATGTGTATGGCCAACTAGTTATCATCAACATTACCAGAACAGCCATAATCGAATTTGAAATCGCACGCAACGAGAAGTAATTGACTCGCGCCAAGGCTTTAATTTGCTCATATTTATCCGCTACGAGAACCGCAACACGCGCCTCACGCTCTATCTTTTTTGCGGAGACACTAACTTTCCATTTTGAAAAAATCGAACCCAGCAATAAATCTATCCAGTTTTTTGCATAAGCAGCAAGGATGCTTATTATCAACCCAACTACAACAACCGATGCCCACCAAGAAATATCACTTAAATTAGAAATAAAACCTTCCACGCTCTACGCCTTCTTAGTTAATTAAACCGAAATCAACTGACTCCCCGATGGAGGCCAATAGAACCATAGCGCAATGATATCACCTAGACATCACTCGCTGTATTGAAAATCGAGATACTGTCGCATCCGATGACGGAGAGCGGCGCCTTACTGGAGGTCGCCAGTGCCACCACACATGGCTGGATCTACCAGCCCACGGGATTGAAGAGGCAGGCCATGGCCGAGTTACAGCAGGAGCCGACGGCGGAAGCCATCAAACAGCGCAAGAAGCGAGAGAAGAAGGCCACCGACGATGCCAAGAAGGGAATCGGCCGGTTTACTGTTGAGGTCGCCGGCGTGTTCATGCCCGACCTGAAGCGCCTCATGAAGGAACATGGCTTCAACAACCAACAGGAGGTGTATCAGAATCTGCTGCGGAACGTGATCGCTGCCGACTTCGATACCGCTTCCCAGATGCTTCGCTGTGTCACGAGACCTTTTGTTATCAGCGAAAAGGTGTCACGCGAATTCAGAATCAAAAGCCTTCTCGCGTTGAGCTCCGATCTCGGCGAACCAGAAGACGAAATCGAAGATCCAGCATAATCAACACGCTGCTGTCGCATCCGATATCTGATGCGGCAATGCGGTCACCAAATGCAAACCAGTTCCGCTATCCCAGAAGGAATATTTACTTCGACCTTGTGGGTTATAGGCCAGAAAAGTCGAAACTCAGCTTGCCAACTATCGAGATCCGACTTCAAAAAGTGATTACGTTCATGGCCTGTAGTGTATTCGCAGAAATCAGCTTTTGATGCGACACCAAGTTGTTCGTCGATAACACTCCTCAGAAACTGAATATCCAAAATTTTGACACAAGCGGTTTTCTTCATCTTGCAAGCTACGGTTCTGGATAGGCGACTACTAAAAGAAAGAATCAGGCCATCTTCCAGAAAGAGAGCCGCATTGCGAATATCCGGTATCGGAACTGAACCCAAACTGCTGTTGGTGATAGTTAGATCTTTTACCCCGCCGTGTGGCCCGAACGAAATAAGCGACTTCAACGAAAACAGATTTACTTCTGACTTATGTATCAAGTTTTCATCAGGCGTGAAAATCCCCGCACGCTCCACGCTCCGATAAGTACTGGCAGGGTTGATTGGAATTTTCCCTCCGCCCACCCAAGTATTTGCATGCCAATGCTCATTTAGGTACAGATACAAGCTCATGAAACCTCCATGTACCGGCCTCATGCCGGGTCGAACACAAATACCCCACTTCAACGAATCGCGCCAGCCGGCGAGGATCCCCTATGTCTCCATACAAATTGTCCGGGACGACGGTCGTCAGCTTTTCCGGCGGTCGCACGAGCGCCTACATGCTGCGCCTGGTGCTGAACAACAACGATGACCTGAGCGATCTGGTCGTCACCTTTGCCAACACCGGTAAGGAACACCCGGCCACACTGGAGTTTGTTCGGGAATGCGCCGAGCGCTGGTCGGTGCCGATTGTTTGGCTCGAATTTCGGGACAACGAGACAGGTTTTGAGGTGGTGGACTACGCCACCGCCAGCCGTCAGGGCGAACCGTTCGAAGCGCTAATCCGAAAACGGAAATACCTGCCAAACCCAGTGACCAGGTTTTGCACCATCGACTTGAAGATCCGGATCATCCACAAGTATCTGCGCAGCATTGGCCTGTCGACTGAAGAAAGCCCGGTAGACATGATGACCGGCATTCGCGCCGACGAGCCCCGCCGGGTGGTGAAGATCCGACACCGCAAGAGCACCAGCGAAAGCAAATGGGCCACGATGGTTATGCCGCTGGCTGATGCGGGAGTCGGCGTGCAGGACGTGACGGACTTCTGGGACGCCCAGCATTTCGATCTGCTGCTGCCGACCATCAACGGTCGGACACTCGAAGGCAACTGTGACCTGTGCTTTCTCAAGGGCGCGAATCAGGTTTATTCAATTATCGCCAGCGACCGGCCAAAGGCTGAATGGTGGGCTCGCATGGAAAGCTCAGTGGTGTCGGGTGGGAAGTTCACCGGCGACGGTGCCAGGTTCCGCAGCGACCGTCCCAGCTACCAGCAAATGCTCGATTACTCAAGTAATCAATTCGACATGTTCGTTGAACATAACAATGCGATCAATTGTTTTTGTGGAGACTAGTTACTATCTAGACTCCGCAGCCTGAATATTTGCCGCCAGCGACTTATAGTCAACTCCCAATATATCCAAAAGCTTTAGCCCAACCGCCGCCCTTACGGCATCCGTCGTGTCGTACTCGATGAACGATAGTTCTAGGGCGAGAGCTATCAATAGTGCGATTTTGCGTTCAGCCTCTTCCTTTTTCTTGAGTGATGGCGCCGCCGCAAGTTTCTTTTCATCAAAATCACCTTTAACCGCCATTATCTGTGATATGGCGTCGGCCATTCCCTCTGCTTCGCGCCGGAAGTGAGCCATTATAGTGTCCAGCAATTTTAGCTGTGTTGCTACGTAGGCCTGGACTTTAGACACCTGCATCTCTTCTTTTGCCAAAGCAAGTTGGGCATCCTGCTTCGCGGAGGCAGCAACCTGATGATTATTTATATTAATCATCTCTGCCTTTTGTGTATCTAAAAGCTCCCTTTGCAAATAAATAGTCTTTAGAACAGCAAGCAAAGTGCAAAACGCAATTAAAGGACTAAGAACACCGCCGAAATAACTTCCGAAAGCGGACCAATCTGAAGAAAGTGGCGACAGGTCGCCCCCAAACATTTTCCGGTAATAATACGCAACAAATGCCCCGCTTATAAAAACAAGCAGGGTGAGTAAAAACCAGAAACTAAATACTGCTTTCTTGAAGCGATCCATGCCGCCCTCTCCATTTTTCAAAGCGGTGAACTATACCGGCGAGGAGTCACTATGCCCATCACTTACGGAAGCATTTGCAGCGGCATCGAGGCCGCGACCATGGCCTGGCACCCTCTCGGAATGCGCGCTACCTGGTTCGCCGAGATCGAGCCATTCCCCAGCGCGGTGTTGGCCCACCACTACCCCCACACACCAAACCTCGGCGACATGACCAAACTGGGGGCCCAGGTGCTGGCCGGCAAGATCGCCGCGCCAGACGTTCTGGTCGGCGGAACTCCGTGCCAGGCATTCAGTGTCGCCGGCATGCGCGAAGGCCTCGCCGATCCGCGCGGCGCACTCACCATAAAATACGTGGAGCTCGCAGATGCAACTGACTATGTTCGCGCCAGCCAACGAAAGCCTCCCTGTGTCATCGTCTGGGAAAACGTCCCCGGCGTCCTCAGCGACAAAGGGAACGCCTTCGGATGCTTTCTTGGCGCGCTTGCTGGGGAAGACTGCGAACTGCAGCCTTCAGGGAAAAAATGGCCGGACGCTG